AATCTACGGCGATCCAGGTCTTGGTAAAACCACCGCAACAGCATGGTTGGTTAATCGTTGCGACGGCATCTACATACGTGCCACATCAGGCATGACATTAGCGCAGCTTTTACGCCAAATAGTTAAAGAGCTAAGCGGCCCAGACATTTACACCCGTGAAGCCATGCTTAACTACATCATAGAGCACATGGCAATACACAATCGCCCACTGTTTATAGACGAAGCCGACTACCTACTAAACGACAAAAACACACTTGAAATCGTGCGCGATATACACGACCTAACCAACTGCCCAGTAGTACTTATTGGTATGGAATCAGTGCGCCGTAAATTACAGCGTCACCGTCAATTTTATAACCGTATATCAGAATGGTTAGAGTTTCAGCCAACCCAGCGCGAAGACCTGCAAATTATCGTCAACGCAGTCATAGAGCCAACGCTCACAATACAAGACGACCTACTAAGCCAGCTGCTCAGCGACACCGACGGCGAAGTGCGTCGCATCATCACAGGGCTATCAAAAATAGAAGCCTTTGCACTGGCAAACGGCCTAACAAGCATCGACCTACAGCAGTGGGGTTCTAAAGAATTTTTCCTTAAAAAAGCGTAAGGAGAGATTCAGTGAGCCGCCCACAACTACAAGACGCATGGCAAGCAATGAGAATCCTAAAAACATTCTCATTGCAACAAGTGCGCGATGCCATAGAGCACACAACACTCGACAGCTTAAAAGCCTTTGCAAAACGCCTAATAGCAGCAAAGGCCATAGCTGAAAATGTTGATTACGAACACATCACCTACACCGTTTTAAACGCCCAATACAAGCCGTTTAAACAACCAAAAAACAGTGATGCAAAACAAAAAAACTCAGGGAGACAGCGCATGTGGCAATCAATGCGAATCCTAAATGAATTTGACGCAGGGCAAGTAGCAAGCACCGCCGACATATCGGTAGCCTCTGCGCGTTCATATATCTCAATTTTAAAAAAAGCAGGGTACATATTTGTTGTCAAATCAGCCCCGCGCACAGGCTCAGTCATTGAGCGAGCAGGAGAGACAACCATATACCGCATGCTTAAAAATACCGGTCCAAAACGCCCCGTTCCAAAAGCAACAGGCGTATTCGACCCAAACACAAACGAGCTAGTTGAGTTTAACGCCGTGCAACGTAAAACCGTAAAAATAGCCCCCGTCACACTGGGAGAAGCGCATGACTTCAACAGCTAACTGGCTACACGTTTTAAAAGACGAAGTAGCAAAGCAAGGCATGCGCAGCGTTGCCGAAAAGCTAGGCGTAAGTAAAGCCACAGTAAGCCAAGTGGTAAACGACAAATACAAAGCCTCTACACACGTAATACAGCAGCGTGTAGAGGGCGTATTTATGGCATCAACGGTAATTTGCCCAATCCTAGACGAAATACCGCTAAACCAATGCCTGGAACATCAATCAAGAAAGTTCGCAGCCACCAACCATGTACGCGTCGCACTATATAAAGCGTGTCGCAATGGTTGCCCAAACTCAAAAATATGCGGGAGCAAATAACCATGCAACTACGCAACGTACTAAAAGAGCTACAAAAACAAGGGCTGCAAATTATCAGCTCACACAAAGGCTTTAGCCGCCATGTAATCGAAGTGGCAGGAAAAGCCCCAGCACATTTACCCGTGCTAACCGAAACCAAAAACGGGCAAACCCGCCAAGTTCGCCCAGCAAAATTACACGGCCAAATCATCATGTTTATAGAGAGATAACCACCATGTCACAAGAGTTTTTAGAAAATCACAAAGGCCACCAGGTGCCACTTAAAGCGATTCGCCCAGCCGACATTATTCGCCATGAGTTTGTGCAATCGGCCATAGCCAAAGCCAAAGAGCAAAGCAAAGCATTAGCCGCCTTTAAAAAAGAGCAAATGAGCGAGTTTGACGCATTCATAGGCTTACTAGCCCAAGAGTACGCAGTAGAAATGGGCGGCACAAAAGGCAACGTCACCTTACGTAGTTTTGATCACAAGCAAAAAGTAACCCTGCAAGTGCAAGAAAGCATAGAGCTGGGGCCAGAGCTAATAATAGCAAAAGACCTAATAGACGAATGCCTAAACGAATGGAGCGAGGGCGCAAACGAAAACTTAAAACTCATTATTGAGCAAACCTTTGCCACCGACAAAAAAGGCAAAGTTTCAGTGCAAAAAGTACTCGGCCTACGCCGCCTAAACATAACCGACGAAACCGGAAAATGGCAGCGTGCAATGGACATTATAGCCGACTCAATACTGGTAATGGACTCAACGCGCTTTATACGTTTTTACGAAACCATAGGCGAGCAAGAACACGCCATATCACTCGATATAGCCAAGCTGTAAGGGGCGCAATCATGGAAGTTACATCAACAATTCAAGTAAACGAACACAGCGACCTACAAGCAGTTTTAAACCTAGTAGCGCAAAGCAAAGAGCCAGTAAACATAAACTTTGTGTTTCAAAACATCAGCTTTGTAGTGCAAAGCCAGCTGGTAGGCATTAACCCGCCTATGCAAAAAAGCATAAGCCACACCAGCTAAACCATTAAAAAGCGCGCACGGACGCGGCTTTTTATCAAAGTGTTTTACCCAAAGCAAAAAGCACTTTGATAAACAGCAAACAACAAAAGGAGGTCACATGGCCTATATCGTAAAACCAGAATTAGAGCTAAGACAGCTTGTTGCCCTAGTTAAGTTTTTAGAGTGCTCACACAAGCTATCAGTAGACACCAGCGTATTTACAGACCAAGAAGCCGCAGACATAGGCCAAGGTTATTTAAGCCTACGCGCGCAGCTAGAAGAGTTTAAAAATGACTAAAGCAAAGCTAATACAGCTCATTCACATAGCTAAAGGGCAACTAGGGCTAGACGACGACACTTACCGCGCCGCATTACTTGGCTCAGCGGGTAAAACGTCATGCAGCAAATGAGCCTGCCCGAGCTAAACAAAGTGTTAGAACACTTTAAAAAAGCAGGGTTTAAAGCCAAGGCTAAACGCCGTTTAAGCCCTAAATCATCAGCAAAGCAGCTAGGCGAAATAAACAAAATACGCGCAATTTGGATCACCATGCACAAACAAAGCTTTGTGCGTGATGGCTCAGAAACCGCCCTAGACGCCTACGTAAACCGCATGTTAAACCGCGCAAAAGTGGGGGCAAACGTCAGTTACCACACCCACTTTTTAACCCTAAAGCAAGCCATACAAGTGCTAGAGCCGCTTAAAAACTGGCACAAACGTGAAATGGTAGCGCATTTAAAAACAAACAATATGCAAGCGTATGAAGCGTTTTTTGATGAATTTGCAATGCAAACCTATGCACGGCCAATACCACTTAGCACCGTACCCCATAAATCATACCTAGCGGTATGCGACATATTTGAGATCAGCACCAATGAAATTAACCCGTTGTCCCGTGTGTAAAAGCCACCTAAGCCTAGATCAGCTAGTGCAAGACGACGCAGGCAAAGAGCTATTAAGCATCGTAGCCAGCATCAACAAACGAACAGCCCAGGCATTGGTCGGTTACTTAGCCCTGTTTCGCCCAGCAAAGCAGGACTTAAGCGCCACACGTGCAGTAAAGCTAGCCCATGAAGTACTTGCCCTAACCGAGAATATAGCCGCACTGGGCCACGCTATGGAGCAAACCACTAATTCAATCATGGCAAAGCGAGTAGGCCAGCCAAGCATAAAGCCGCTTGCAAACCATAACTACTTAAAACAAGTGCTCACCACCTCACTAGAGCAAATAGTGCAGCCAACCGCAGCAGAACGTAGCCGCAGTATGGAAGTAAAACGCCAGGGCTTAGAGCTGAGTGAGCAGCAAAACCACCAAGCCTATTTAGAGCAAATGAGCCGCTACGGCGCAAAAGTAAATAAGGATAAGTAATGTTAAAAACACAGCAAATACAAATGAATGCGAAAGTACGTTATTACCCACTTTTAAAAAATAAAGATGTTTTTACTGAACATGTCATTACGTCTGAGTGCTGGGAAATGTGCGGTGAAACGGTTGTTAAAATCAGCGGTAAATCAGGTGGTGTAAGCATTGAACACCTTGAACTGATTTAGGGGGCACTATGAAAAACTGGCTTAAAAGTCACTATGAAGCGATGTGGATAAGCATTGCTCGTAAAATACTTATTGGTAGAAATGTTAAGCGCTCAGCTGTAGTGAGCAGAAGAGATAATAATGATATGTGGTCTATGGCAGAGCAGCTCGAAGCAATAGAGCAACGCATTAAAAATAAATATGAGGGTAAGTAAAGCTTATGCAAAATAACCCAAACGAACAACAATCAGAGCTGTTTGGTGAAAGCGTAGAGCAGCTGCAAGACTGCCTAAGCAAGCTATCGACTGAGGATGCAGCCGAAGTACGTAAGCGCTGGCCTAGTAACCTACAATCGCTTGCATTGCTTATTGAAACCCAACTAACTAAAGCCAGCGTAAACAACCCGCAAGGCGTAGGCGAGGCCATAACACTAGCAATAGGCCATTATTTTGGTGGGCGCGACGTATACATACCCACCGACCAACGCCTAAAAGCAGCCCTGCGCGATATACAAATATGGCAAGAATACAAAGGCAACAACATAGAGCAGCTTGCCAATAAATTTAAA